TTGTGTGCATATAGTATCACTAAACAGAACTATGTTATTTAGACGATTTTCAAGCACTCCTACAGGATTTGAGCCTAGCTCGAACAAATTCTTCTGTTCAACTCCAAATGTTACTTCATATACCTGCTTACCTTTGTAAGTAGATCTACGTGGCTTAGAAAAGAATAGTATTTTTCCATACATTGTAATTAACTGATGTAGATGGTCAAAATCCTTTTGTTTGTCTTGATCTAAGTCATTTTCTTGATAATCAATAGGTAGAGTCGTTATAATTTTATATACTTCAAGATCTTCGCTTACTTGCATATACTGATTTTTATTTGCGTTAAGTGAATACATTATCTTCTTACTGCTCCTACTGCCACATTTTTTGGTAGAGATTTTTGTTTTACATTGTGCCTATCTTTTAAATTTCTTTCTTTTACCATATTTTGTAATATTCCATAAAGTTCACTTTTTGGAGAATTATCTCTTATATATTGCATAATGTCAATTGCAACATTGTATCTTTCTTTTTCTTTTAGTCTATCCCAATCAGATGCAAATCTTCTTATCTTTTTTAAGTCACGTGATTTAATAGCTAATTGTGTTTCTAATCTCATTAACATAGTTGAAGTTTGTCTTCTAGAAAAATTGTCATTTGAAATATATCTTAATAATTGATTTATATCAGAATATTGTCTTTGTAATCTTTCAATATAATTTTTACTTGCTTTATCATCAAACTGCACTATTGATCCAGATCCAATTATACTGTGTAGTAACAAATATAAGTCTGTTCCGTTTGTTCTAAAGAAATCATAATTACCGTAACTCATACTTCTAATAATATAGTTTCTTGCCATCTTTTGATATTTGTACTCTCCGGTTAGAACTAATAATGCTAAACAATATGCGTATACTAATTCTCCATTTTCGGCGGCTGTTCCTTTTCCTAAATCTTGTCTTGATCTAAAAGCTCTGCTTTCACTTAAATCGTTAATTAGTGTTAAACTTTCTTTAGCAAAGTTTTTCCTACTGAAATCTAATCTATCTACAACCTTAACTGCATTACCTACGTGATCAACTGCAACAAATCCTTCTTGGTCTCTTACAACATACTCATCACCTTCTAATTCAAATGCATCAATCGATTTTATATTTTTTAATTTTTGATATAGTGTATTTTTAATTGCTGTTAGCTTCAGCCAAGCACTATACCAATTTTGAATATTCTTTTTATTAGCCATATAATAGTTTCGCCATTGTTCTAGTGCTAATAATTTTCTTTGACCAGCTGGTCCTTCTCTGCCTGTTTTTAATTTTGCAATTTCTTTTTCAACTCTTGCTTCATAATCTTTTGCAAAGTTGTAAAAAAATGCTAATGGATCTTGTGTAATTTCTCCAGCTTTAATCATATTGTTATGATTTGCGTGAACTAGCTGTTGAAAGTTTTTTCCTAATTCACTAGCTTCTAAAAAATCAAAAATGTTACCTGATGAGTTAATATATTTTTCAGCATCATTAATAGCTTGAGTTACATTGGCATACTCACCTTTTGTAAGATTTACAACTCCTGTAAAGTCTTTTATGTAAGCATCATCAAACCATACATCGGGCGTTCTATTCAAGCTTTCAATATCAATATCAAAACTTGCTGTCATACTATCTAAACTTTTTCCTGAGTAACTAGTATGGAAAACAATACCTAAATTTGCTTGTTGTATCTCTTTAGCTAACTGCATACTTTGTGGTACAGCATAAGTTATTGTATTTGGCTTAAAAGCAATATACGATTCACCTTGATAGTTTATTGTTTTTAAATCACCTTTTGTCCAAAGTAAATCACCTTGTAATACATTTTTTATACCTAGTTTTTGTAACCCATTAAATGCTTGTACTAGTTTATCTCTTAATCCTTGTTTGCTAGTTTCACCTGCATCAGGATGATTAACTCTAATATCATCAATACTTTTGTTAAGCTTTGCATTTTTGTTAAATGCACTTTTTGTAGCAACAAAGAACTTTCCGTCACTCGGGTCAGTACCACACACTATTGCTGGTGATCCGTCCCATTTTATTGTTACATTAAATTTTTTTGTACTTGAAGTTTTAGCTAATTCGGCCAAGTTTCTTAAGAATGAAACTGCTCTTGTGGCTCCTGCCTTACCTTGAAATAATGCCAAATCTTCTAAATGTGTAAGGTGTAGATTTGGATTTTCGTATAATAGATCGTTAGCTTTCATCGTTGTTAGACTCATTTAACTTTTTTATGCCACGTTCAAATTTCTTTGGATCTGCTGTCTTGATGCTATTAACAAATCTCTTTACTAAATCGTCAGCAACTGCTTCATCATATGATTCATATATCATTTTAGTCACATTTATTGCTGATGATATAACGTGGCCAGCACGAGTCTCAACTAAATTATTCATATCGGTAGCAGGAACTACTCTACTAATTTCCTGCAATATGGTACGTGTATGTTTCTTCATAGCTTAAATTACCGCCTTATGAAATATTTATTACATTTTTACAAAAAATTAACAGCATTTATTGGGTATTATCAAAGGTTTGACGTTGTGACTTTAATAAATCACGTAATCCTTTAGTAATTTCCGTCTTTTCGGCCACTACTGAACCTTCTGATTTGTCTGTTACTGTGGATGATCTTTTCTTAATTGACTGAACTAAAGCGTCTGATGATGTTGGTAAAATCTCCTCATCATCTTCATTTAAGTCAGTAATTCTTAATCTATCAATATCAAATGCTAAATCAATTTTACTTCCTACACCACCACTTGATCTAGTTTTAATTAATTGTATTTGATATCTGCCTCTTTCACGCATAGCTCTACTTGTAAAAATACCTATTAAATTATCTGCTGTATTAATTTTACTAATACCACCTGCTATATGACTTTGATCATATTCTACTTCTTCTATTGCACCTCTGTTTAATTGTGATGCTGTTACTAATACTATTTGTTGTTCTACTGCAAAATTTCTTAATTCTTCAGACACAAATTTATCTTTAATAAACAATTCTGTTGGTGATATTCTTTTACTAATTGGCATCATTAAATCTAAATAGTCAACTAAAACTACGTCTGGTGCTACGCCTTTTTGTATAGTATACTCTTTAACAAATGAACGTAAATCATTAGTAGTACTACCAGATGGCATATATTTTACTTGGAAATTTCCTGATTTAGTTTTTTCTAATCTAACTGCTAAATCAACATCTTCTATTTTTTTAAATATCTCATTAGTTGGTGTTCCTGTTACCATTGCATCTAATCTCATTGCACTTAATTCTTCACTTAACTCAAATGTAAAATATAAAACATTTAATTTTTGACCTATCCAATTTAATGCCAAATTTTGTAAAAATAAACTTTTACCTGCTCCAGATGATCCTGCAAATATTGTTAATTCACCTTTATTAAATCCACCATATAATTTTTTATCTAACATAGACCAACCAGTTTTAATTGTTCCATTGTTATTTTTAAGTGCCATTAATCTTGCTTTTGGATCTTCAAAATAATCTGTTCCTAAATCTTTTGTAAGCCCGATCCTTACTGCGTCTTTAATTTTTTCTTCAACAGGACCGTAATCACCTTTTTCTAACAAGTCAGCTGAATCTATAATTGCTCTTTCTAATGCTTTGTGTCTACAAAATGTTTCAAATTCATCTAAGAACCATTGCTTCTGTGTTTCATCGATATTAGGTACTGGTGTTAATTCTATTTCACATTTAGCTTTAATTTGATCAATTGTTGGTAATGTTTTATATTTCTCTGCGTGTTCAACAAACATTGAAACTGTTTCAAAATACTTTTTACTAAAATAAACTGGACTAATAATATTTCTAGCTCTTACAAATAACTCAGGGTCAGTTATCATAAACTCTAAAAATAATTTTTGTAAATCGTCTGTATATACTGTTGCCATTATTTTATTATAACCTCTTCATCTAAGTTTCGCAAGTATTTCCAACTATGTGGGAACTCTTTATTGCAAATTTTATCAATTTTATTAGCCACTTCTTGTGTTTCTAACTGTGTATCTTTTGCACATCTTAAATTACATACTCTAGCAAATGCATATAAACTTCCACTCCAATACCATTCAGTCATCATACTTTGTGGTAAAACAGCTCTTGCCATTTCTGGTGCAACTCCTTTTTCAATTAATTCAACATAAGCAACTGTACATTTTTTCATAGCCATTGCTACTGCGTTTGCTAATCTTCTATTAAGTTTTATTTCACCTCCAGAACCTTGTTTTGAATTTTCTGGCTTACCTCTCCAAGTTTCTATATCATATAACTCAGGTGTATAATTAACATAACGTCTGCTAACTTCATTCCAACTTAAACCAACTTGATGCTTAACCAATTGCCTTGCTACAAAAATAGGAGCCTTAATTCTAAATTGTAAACTTGCGTGTGCAAATGGTGACCAATGATTGTGTTTTGCAAGATAGCTAATTAACTTTTTATCTTTATCGTCAAACTTCTCTTTAGTTTTTGCATAACTTACTCTAGCGGCATTTACTACCGTTAAGTCTGTTCCCATTTTGTCAACTAATGTGACTTTCAATTTATTCTCCTAATATGTTGATACAATTTTATCTGCAATACCATACTTGACTGCTTCTTTGGCACTTAACCATCTGTCTTCAGGTGGTAATAAAATATCTCTAACTTTCTTTTCGCTTAAACCTGTACATTTTTTATAATGTTCTAACATTCTTGCTGTACTCAATTCAAACTCTCTTACTCTTGCAAATAGTTCGTGTTCTTTACCACCAGATCCCCAACTGTATTGGTGTGATAATATAGACGTGTTTGGTGTAATAACCCTACGTCCTTTATGACCACTCATAAAAGTTAGCAATCCACAACTTGCTATCATACCAAGTCCTACTGTCTTTACAGGAATTGCTGATCCTTTCATTGTGTCTATTAATGCAAATGCTGAATGTACTTGTCCACCTGGTGAATTAACCACCAACGTTAATTCTTTTGGCCTTTGTGAATCTGGCATTAAATTCTTTTCAATAATTGCTTGAATTACTGGCTTCGTTGTTTGGCTATCAAAACCATCACTGAAATACATTATTCCAGCTTCCCACATTAACATACCTGGTTGCATTGGTTGTTGTGGTTGCTTTGGTTGTGCGTTTTTATCTTTATCTTTCTTACTTTCTTTAACCATTAGTGGCTCCTATTCTTTTCAAAACTTTAATTTTTGCTATATTACCTATAGCACCATTTATTACAGACTGTACTGTATATAATCTCCCATAATTATTTACTGCTTCTGCACAATCTTTAATATTGTTTTCCCATTGTGGAAAACTTACTAGCCAGTTGTTTTCAACAGCAACATCAATTAAATTTCCTCCAGACTTATCTCTGTCTGGACAAACAATGACAGTTTTGCCAATGCTATTAATTAAATCTATTTGTCCTTGTGTAAGCTTATTTCCTAAAGAACTTACTGAATCTATTGCAAGTGCATCTAACACACCTTCTGTTATTATAATATATTTTCTATCTTTATACAAGTGATCAAAATTATAAATGTATCCAGGTTGTACTACTGAATAATATTTTGGTACATTATCATAATTTCTTATAATTCTAGCTGTATATCCTACTAATTTTCCATTAGCATAAAATGGTATAATAACTCTTTCATTAATTTTCATATATGGATCTGAACTCCAATAAAACTTATCATAAAAATCTAAACCTCTATCCATTAAATATTTGTAAACAAATAAAGCACTAGCAGGTGGATTTGCACCTTTAATAATTTCACTTAATAATACTGAATTTTTTGGTAATTGTTTTTCTTCAAAATCATTTGCATAGTGGGTTTGTTTATTAACAATTACATTATCGTCTTTTTCTTTCATTGCAAGTAATTGTAATTCTTTTACTGTTGCTTCTGGTACTCCAATATTAATTAATAAGTCACGCATTTTACGTCCTATTAATCTTCCGGCTGTATATGATGCTTTATATCCACAATTAAAACAATGATAGCTTGAAACTTCGCTGAATTTAAATCCACCACGTCTTCTTTTGTCTGCAGAATGCCCTTGAGTTACACACATTGGACAATTAATAGTGTGCCAACCTGATGGTGTTTTTTTATGTTTACCACCAATAAATGCTAAAATTGTAGATTGTAAATTCATTAATGTTATTATACGTGAAAGCTATCTAAAAGTCAATTAATTTAAGCTTTATATATATTAACACCAACATCGTGTGTTTCTAATTTGAACCTATTTGTGGCTATTTTTGCTTTGGCTATTTCTGATACAACATCATTGAAATTTATTCTTTGTTCCAATGCATATTTCCAAAGTTTTTCTACTCGCAATCCAGTTGTTTCAATTAATTTAAAAGTTTGCTCAATTGAACGTAAATTATTAACAAAATTATCAGCAATTAAGCTGTTTCCAAGTTTTGTAATACCAGATGGAATTAAATCTATGTTGTTTACTCTTAATAATGCCATTGGAGCATCATTAATACTACTTTCCCAAATACAAGCATCATTAAAACTAATAACTATTTCTGGTTTTAACTTAACTATTTCTTTTGCTCTATCAAAATCAATATATTTGTCTGTAATAAGAACTGCATCTTTTGGATCATCTACAACATCAATATGATAATATTTAAAAAATTGATTAAAACTATCTTCATAATCATAGTCAAAATATACTGATAATAAATTTCTACCAATTGCTTTTTTTGTTGCTAATATTGTATGAAGTAAACTCATATAATCTGGTTCACACATATCTACATCAGGTGGCCATTGTACTTCTTTTAATTTGTTTATAATATGTTGAGGGACTCCTGCAGATGGATAAACTTTTAAATTATATTTTTTTGTTAAAAAATTAATTAAGAATACAATTTGCTTATCAATAGCTTTACCACCTAATCCAAAATCATTTGCAACTACTAACGATATACCATTAAAAGGTTGTCCTGATGTTACTTGTTTTGTGTAATCTGAAAAGGCTACATTCAAACAACGAGTTTCAAAATCTTCTTTACTATTAAATGTTTCAAAAGATAAACGAACTATATTAGAACGTTCAGATCCTGCATCACTGCTTATGTAAGCCTGATAACATTTTTTATCTTGTGGATTTATGTCGCTATATAAAAGATCAAGCATTAATTTCTTAATAGCATTTGATCAAAGGTTCCTGTGTTTCCAGTTGCCGCTTTCCATTTTACTCTAATCCATCTTACGGCAGTATTAAATTGATATGGATCAATTTTTGGATCAGCCGAAGCTGGCGTAAATTGTGTTTGTGTTGTACCCATACCTTGAATTGGTATTACAAACCAATGATCATCATTGGTACTAGCTGTGTCATCCATATTGCCTTCAATAGCTACATTACCATTAAAGTTTGTAGTGTATATTGCTATTGTATGAGCTCTTGATGTAAGGTTTTGTTCAGATGAGCCTGACAGATTATTACTATAATTCCATCCACCTCTTACTGACCACGTGTTTGCTACTTTTGTTGATCTTGCTGTTGGAAAACTATCGCCTTTGATTTCTACTACTCCTACGGCATCACCGGCTCTATCTGTATGAACTAGTGTTTTTGCACCTGAGGCATTTTGAACATAAGATGAGAAATGATATAAGCCAGGTGCTAAATTATACAATTCACTAACTAAAACTGTGGTATGACATATACCCCTAGTAGCATCACTAATAGTTAATTGCTTTGCTAATACAGTTTCATTGTTTTCTATATCTGACATACTAAAATAAGCCGATTGACTTGTTAAGTCGTAGGGTTTATTATCAGAGTTAACTAGATTAAAATTTATCTTGTTATCTGTACCAGAATATAGTAATATTGTTTTGTCATACAT